GGTTTGCGTTAGCACGATTGTATCGACCCACGGCAGATTGGTGATATGCTCCGTAGGCCCCCGCTTGTCCACCCGCTGCTGTTCTCGCTGCTGCATCATCTGCACGGAGTGCATCGACATTACCGAGCCTCGCTGCTGCGATGGCAGTTGGCTCTGCAAAAGTTCCCTGTTGAGCATCGCCGAGCGCCTGGGCAAGTCTTTGATCTGCCGCGAGAACCGGAGGACGCGCTGGTTGACGAAGTTGTGCAGCCGCTTGATTGCCTCTATTGATTTGATTAAGGCTTGTAGCTATGTCGGTCCCGGCGAGCATGGTGTTCACGATGTTTGCAGTATCTCGTGATACTTTACCTGCCGCTGCTTGTTTGGCAAGCGTAGTCATCTGGTCTTTGTAAATCGGATTCTTGGCCATGTTATCAGCCGCACCGTTTATTAGACTATCCAGATCCGCTTGGTTAGGAGTCTTACCGTCTGCCTTGTCTTTATTTACACGAGCCTCTAGGTCGTCGTATGTTTTACTGTCGAACTTTGGATCGGACCTAAACTCGTTGAAGAAACGAACATCCTCGTAACTAAGTGGCTCGCCCGTCCAGGCTGCATGTGCTATTCTTAAAAAACGAATTTTATCTTTTTCCATAATATTTATTCTTTATACTTCCAGACGAAGCCGCGACCTTGTTTGAATTCCCCTCTACAACATTTACCTATTGTGTTACGATTTATATTTAACTCTCTTGCTGCCACGTTGATACAATTCCACTCTTTAATAAACTCGCCTGTTAGTTTATATTGTAATATAGCTCTTGCAAACGGATTTTTGTCTCCTACATACTTACCTCTCTTGCACTCGCTTTGCTTCTGCTTTGTCTCCTCCGTGTGTTTCTTTCCGTACATTGGATTTCTCTCACCGGGTTGACCAAACTTGAGTCTTTCCTCTTGACTGTATACTCTTCCCCAATTGAAGTGTTTTGGGCCAAGCCTAGATTGCCTTATTAGTTCTTTGCTCGAATCCGCCATTTTTCCAGTCGCACCCCCGCATTCTCTTATATTCAATAACTCACAGCCACATGCGCGGTAATATAATTCCATCTGTCTTTCCCAAAAATTTAGTTCGTCGATTGTTGCATAATCCTCCAAAGAAACGATAACCTCAAATTTATGATTCTCGACACCATACTTTTTAAAATTATTATAAAGTCTTCGTTGTAGGGCACATTTATATTTATGGTAGTCTTCCCATCTTTGTTCTATGTTGGTACTTAATCCGATATAAAGACTTTTGTTAGGTGACGTAATTAAATATATTCCTTGGCTCATGTTAATATCCTTGTGGGAGTTGATATAAATTTTGAAAACGACGATTGTTGCTTATTCTACGTTGATAATCAGACTGCGCATTGAAGTTCTGATCGGCAGCAACGTTGGCCTGGTTGAAGTTCGACTGGTACGCGCGTGCGCTCTGCAACGCAACATCCTTCTCATGCTGTTGACGTGTATGATTCACACCAACTGGCCCCGCACTCTGACTGAATGTCCCATACGATCCAAGTGCATAACCTCCAACTAACCCCCCCGCCGACATGCCACTTAAAAATCCTTTAGTAGTGCTCGTTAAAATATTGGCCGCATTTTGTCCGGTCAACTTATTACTTACAGGTTTTAATGCTCCAGCTTGATCGAATTGTTCTCCGCTGTAACTTGGTCTCCCGTTACTGTATTGTAGACCTCCATACATTGGTAGATTTAATTTTTGGTGGGCCTGTGTAATAGCATCACCGGTAATTGATGCAAGACCTGCCGCTCCTGCTGCATAATTTCCTCCTCCGCTAAATCCATCCGCGACAGCACCACCGAAAGCAGAACCTCCGCTGTTCGTGTTATCCTTGAAATCGCTTCCAGGAATTGCGCCGAAGTTTGCCTCTCCTGTCAGATTAGGATTGTAACCTGGTGAGTCGTTCGGCTGAATAAAATATGGATTCTGAAGCATGTTATTTATTATTTTAGAAAGGCGTCCTTGCGGAGAACCTATATTTAGTTAATACTTCTGTCAACGCCGCTCTGTTTACATTTCCTGCAAGCCACTTTACTGTAGCCAGCATTCTTGTCCCCCTCAACCTGGCGCTTCCGCTATCCCGCAAAGTCTTAACTCTGAAATTTCCTTCTATCCCCAGATTATTCAAAGAGATATTATTTACAACTTGATCGGACAAAGCCGCTTCGCGTTGCACGGTTAGATCCATGCTCGCTAGTCTTTGGTCCGATATAAAGGCCATATTGTCAAAGGTCTTCGATATAGTATTATCTGGATTCACGACGAAAGTTACGCGAGGTGTCTTTATTCTACCGAACATGGAATCGTTATCCCCTGTGTACATGGTGTTAACACCAAACCCTTTTATTCCTGCCGACGTTATATCGGAGATCAAGTACAATTGTTGATTACCATACATACCTCCTATACATTTTGATGACAAGGAATCGCTTGGATTAAAAAATTCGTAATTCGAAACCCACGCACCACCTTCTCCTATGTTCTCATTGAAAATACTGCAAACGTTATTCCTGTTGTCAACAAGAAAAAATTCTCTATTAACCGTATTCCAAAAACCTACTAATTTATTTTCCGGGATAGGATTGCTAAAGTAAGTACGAATAGAAGTATAGAAATTTTTATCGTTTAAGAATTGCAGAGGTTGTGTTCCTATGAGTTTATACACTCCTTTATTTGCAACATCGGCGATGTAGATTGCACTCCCCGTTTCAACCACGGCATTCATGTGCTGACCACCATTGGCCTGATCGATGATAATTGGTCTTCCTATAACAAGATCAGCGCCTACAGCGAGCGCACCGCCATCTGTCTCTTGAATTTGATTCTGAGAAGTTGGTAAGAAGACTACCCCGCTTTCCTGTATTGCGTACATAAGATCACCGGCAACAGCCAACTTGGTTATTGCACCTCGTGTCTCCTCCAAGTCAAAGATATTGCCTACACGAAATACATCAAAACCTTGTACGTCTGTTCCGTATACTTTAATATCACTGTAATTATCCCTCGCCTTGAAGTTATATTGAATAAAGGAGAAAGGTTGTTTTATTACGTATACCTTTTGATCATTTTGCTTCGAGAGGTTTATGTTGTACGCATATAATAGTGGCGAGCGGATAGCACCTAGCGAATTCGCGGTTGTCGTCAAGTTCATGACTGGTATTCCGTTCACGCTTGTTGCCTCTCCGACAATATCCTCGGACATTACTCCCCCGTTGTATTCTGATTCAAGCACAACTTCTATAAATTGCGCCGCTCCTTGTAAAGCAACAGGTAAAGCGACTGCTGCTGCGGAGGTTGCCGGATCACTATTCAAATAGTACTTACCGTCCCACTTAGCAAGCAGATTGGCAGAAGTATCTCCTGCCGCAATCGTGTTGTTCTTGGTCTGATCTACAACCGAGTAAGCCGAATCGACTATTTTAAATACGTGAGTCGATACAAAACAATCTCCTCCGAAAACTGAGGACATATTGACGTTTAACAGAGTACCCGCCCTTACACTAACTAACTCCGTATTATTAAAAGTATAAGATGCACCTGTCGAGATGTAGTCGTGATTTGTTGTAACTGGCCCGTACCGCGCATCTCCGAAATCATTAACAACGTTTACAATCTTATAGGCTTGAACATAAGAACTATCAGCCGTGAACCCGGAGTATGTATTTATATATTTGTTTGTCTCCGCTCCTGCTAACTCGTACTGTGGTCCAGCAGCGCCGGTAATGTACGTTGGTACGGTCAAACTATATGCGTGATATACACCGCTTGCAAATGTGGTAGATGCTGCGTTAACCTCTCCCAAGCCGATAGCAAGCTGAACGACAGCGCCCTTCTGTACATTTGGCTTATACCCCCAGTTTACTCCTACTCCATCCAAGTCCGTGTAACCGTATATTTTATTACCTCCCAGGACAAAAGACTCGCCCAAATTAGGAGAGAAGTTGTAGTCTTTGATTTGTGTTAGATCTCCGGGTATTGCTGCCTTGCCTCCTAAGCCTGCTGAATCATAATAATAATTTCCATCAAGCACGGAGTAGAAACTGCCGGAGACTTGCGTCTTCATTGTATCTCCCGTGAAACCAACTACCGAATTGTTAAAATCTGCAAAATTTAGTTTTGCAAGCGCGTAATCTACTACCTTTATCTTTTCAAAACCACCGAAAGAGTATGGTGTATCTCCGTACATGGAGGAGGGAGGAAATATCAACGCGTATGCCGAATTGCTCACCGGAGCCGAGCCTGACGCATCTGTCGCGCTTAACTGCGCTTCTCCTACTTCTACAAAAGTTGCTGCTGCTCCTGTCTCCGTTGTCCGTAGTCTTATTTCTCTTTTTTCGGGCCAGAATAGATTCTTCGGAATGTAGGTGATCGAACTTGTTTGAGGTTGTGCATTTGGCGAAGATACCTTGGAAGCCTGGTTTGCAACCGTGATGGCCTGGGAAGGGTAACTATCTTTTGCTCCCACTCCTTGAACTCCCACCATTGGAATAATAGGAGATTGGAATAAGATACGCTTGATTCTCTTTACTCTTACTATTTCAAAACCAACTGCCCAAGTGGGGTGATTGTGGATTCCGGTAATGGACAAGCCTAGGGATTGCATCCTACCGTTAGTGTTGAACAACGTATATGCACCACCGCCTACATCTCTTCCGGGAAAGTGCATATCTATTCCAGAAGAAATTTGATTTCCTGTTACAGAACTTAAGTCGAGTACTTGAACAGGTGCCTTATTACCGTATATATCTCGATAGACAATACCGAAGCGATATGTCTCGTCGCGGAAATAACCTCTGTAAGATGAACTAAAATTATGATCGCAATAAGGATCGTAATCGGAATGAGATGTTGTTCTCAACACACTACCTCCTGTTATGGAAGGAGTGCCGTTGTCCATTTCTAAATTCCAGTACTTGATATTACCTATGTGCAGTCGATCCTGCTTGATTGCGAGTGTCTTACCCGTCTTTATCGCCGCTAAGTCAACTACCAAGTCCTCTATAGGAACTAGATCTGTCTTCTGATTTACACTATGAGTGAATGTATCGGAAGCGCCAGAGATAGGTGTGATGGGAAGTAAAGCAGCAGGAGTAACGGCTGTCGCCAAACTATAGATGTTCTCAATTACAGCAAGCTGATAATAAGAAAATTCCGTAAGTTCGGCTGCGGAAGGTGTTACTGCTACTCGAATTGCGTATGGTGTAGAGATACCGATTGCGGAGTAAACAGGATTAGATGTGTTATTTGTCTCATATACGTGGACAGGATCCGTAAGAGAACTCCACTTGGTGAAGCGTTTCTTAGTGGGATCAACCATTCGATATGCGTATTGATATGTTCCGCTTAGCAGTGTACCAGGAACAAGTCCAACGTCCAAAAGAGAAACTATACCATTTGCACCTCTGCGCTGTAATGATAAATCATAATCGGTTAAGAACCAATTAGACGAGCCTGGTATTACTCCGCGAAGTTGTCTTATCTCGTGATAGCCATCGGAAAAATAATGCAGATCGACCCCGTTCTCCGGGAAAGTACGAACATCAACTATCCGATGTTCGTCAAAGTAATCTGTGGGTAAACCGGTAGCGCGAAATAAATAGTATAAAACATTATTATCTAAGTCGTATGCTGTTATATAGAATGCACCAAATCCTCCTGCCTCGACTCCAGTTATGAAGTTAGTGATTACATTTACATTCTCTGTCGAGCCTATCATATATTTTCCAACCACCGAACGTACATTGCCGTCAAGAAGAGTTGTGATAATACCGGTTACGGTTGAGACAAGTGTTGTTCCTTGTATGTTTTTTAAAGAGAGGAAGTCTCCGTCCTCCAAGAGAGAAAGTCCGTTAGCCGATGTATAATACATCGGCTCAAGTGAACTGGGATCAATATCCGTGTTTATCCCTTTTGAAAATTGGTTACGAGTTAACCTAGCCATTTAAAATAATTCGTAATTCATTTGTGGGATAAGTCTTAACCAATTGTTAACAACTGTTTTCATTATCTCGTTAGTAACACCAAATTGTTTTTTCTGCGCCTTGATCTTGTCTGCCGCACGAAACCATGTTAATTGTTTTGCGGCAATCTCCGATTGATTTTCGTTTTGACGTTTGGCCCACATATAATCAAGAAAAGAAAGTATAGGTAGAACCTCTTCTTGACGAATCAGCGGAAGACCATCATCCGATGTTGGGTAGACATAGTAGCGCATCACAATTGCCACTACCTTATCTCCATTAGTCCCCAGATTCACGCTGTAGGGATCTTGAGAAACATCCACCGGTATAAGGCCGTTAAGAGTTTGAGTCGTGCCTGTCGGCGTTACGTTCGCTGTCCTACTGATGCGTCTGTCCGGATATATACGCTGACTACCTTCGCGAAATTTGTGTTTTAATTCACATCCTTGAGCATCATAACAAGCAATGTCTATTAAAACTCTAAGGTCGTCGGGTTTGGGTACTGTGAAATTATTAGGATAAAGAGTTACAACTTTAATATCATCAGACGCGATGCCCAACTCCGGGAGGGCGAGCAAACAAACCCATTGTCTCCATATTAGTTTCGACATGCTGTCGGCATCCTTCATGGTACTTTGTGCGGTTGCAATTACCTCATCGACACCTACGAGACTCATATATTATTCTGGTTGTTGGGTTGGAATATTTGCCGGGTTCTGTACGGCGCGAGCGTAGACTTGTTGCTGATCTTGGGTAGCATTGTTTGTAACATCGGAAGTCGTTCCGTATACTTGCAACTTACCAATCTCTACTACTCGCTCGATAAGAACAGGTAGTAATTTATCGGAGATCAGAACTATATCTGTATCGGCCATCGCTACCAAGTCTTGCTTCTGTACGTAATAGACGATGATCTTATTGAAATCAATATCCGATTCTAGGAAACCTTCTACATAGATTAGATCTCCTTGGCGAGACCAGATAAGTAACTGACCTGTCGGCTTCGTGTATCTCATCTGTGATAACATAGGAAGCATTGCAATCGTTCCTTTATACACTTCTTCTAACTCTGCCGTGAGCACCTGCACGATCCCATTGTCTCCATCAATGTCTAACACATCGTTACTCAGTGCAAAGTAGTATCTTTGATTGAGGCCGTCGTTATCGTCAACGATGCAGTCGGTAACTTCTTCTGTCAACTGATTACATGCTTGCCTTACAATGTAGTAAGGTGGAACTTGTTTTCCTGCCTTTAGAAGTTGAGAAATTTCTTGAGACTTGAGTGTATTTAATTCTTGAGTAAGCCAGAACGCGATCTGAGACTGCTCTAGTTCTAAGTCTTGACTTGGTGCTCCTTGTGTTAACTGGAGTTCTACATCTGATATAAGACGCTCTTTACTTACTCTTGCCATGTTTGAATTTCAAACTCTATATACTCTTGTTTCTTTTTAACTATTTTTTTTCTAACAACCAACTCGTAGATTTCTTTGTCGTTGAATTTGTATTTCTTTTGAAGAATATCCTGAATTATTTTGATGGGGTTGTCGATGTCCGCGCTTCTGTTGCTAAAACCAAAGTTGAAGATTATTTTGTAAGGCGCTGGTGGAAGTTTGAACTTCGGAAGTCGAAGTAACATTTCCTTCTCGTATGAGATGTATTCTTTTGACTTAAATTTTCGCCCCATCCACGCGCGATTTGCCGAGAGAGGTTTAATCTGTATTCTTATCACTATTTTGCAATCGCTTTTAAACTCGCTTCTAACTCTTCATCTCTTGTTGCTACACCTGCAAGTTTTAATGCAATAACAATGATTTTGTACATTACATAGTCGTCGAATTCTGGATCAACTACCGGAGACAGAGATAAGACACGAGGCGCTTTTAGTACAGTACATCCTACAACGCTTGAATCGTCCGTGGGTAAAACAGCATATCCATTTGTGTATTGATAATATTGTGGATTTGTTGCACTTGCTCTTTTAAAATAATTTCTGTTGAAAGAGTACTCGTTTGCGTGCCTTACATATTGTATCGGATAACCGTTTCTTCCCAAAGTGATTATCCGTAAGACAGTTCCTACCTCACCATAAGAGGAGAGTAATGCAGCGGATAAAGCAGCATTGGTTATTAGACCACCCGAAGTGAAAAGATAAAAAACTCCAAAGATGAGGGGACGAAGGTTCGCAGTAACTAACTTATCTTGTTCGAAGTTTAGAACACCGTCCTCGGAATCGGGCAATAGTCTGTTGATGTACTTGTTGGTTGCATCGTTTAAGTAATTAATCCACTCGGCAGGTATGACGTTTGGACTGCCGTACTTGTCTTGTAACTGATTACAGTAATCTATTGCTTGGAGTGTTGTTAACATTTTTCAATTTTTTTCCAATGCAAACCACCGCATGTCATATTCGGATGTAGAATACACCTTGTTATGTTGCCATATCCGGCCCTCATTGCTGCTTTTATAGATTCAAATTTTATTATTTCCGCGTTGTCTTTAAATCCCACTACTTCTACTCTTTTTAGTCTATTGTAGTCTAGTATTTGTTGACTTATCCTTCCTTTACGCATCTTAGACAAACGTAGTCTTAATTCCGGGGATGCCTTTTTACCAAGATTGTGGGGGCGCACACAATTATTGGTTAAATTAAAGCCGATTTTTGGGTCGTCGGATTTTAAATTTTTAATCCAATCTTCTTCTATAATTCTGAGATTTTCAAGATTAAAAACAGTTTGTAAAATTTTAAAATCGAATCTTATTTTTCCGTGCTTATTCCACGCCCGTTGTAAATATTTATTTGTGTGTTTTTTATTTCTCAAGGCAGAAAAATGATCTGTAAGTCTATGACCAATATCCACAGAACTCCCCACATAAATCTTTTTTGTTGGTGCACATTCTATCAAATAAATACCCATTTGATTTCTATGGGCATTAAAGATATGGATATTATCAATCATTATCCTACTGCACTAAAACCAACCATACCTACCAGCGAGGTAGCAGTTGTTCCTGTTGAGTTTACTCTTTTTGCGAGCACTGGTAAGAACGTCCCTGCGGCTAGACCGGCGAAGGTCACCGCATTGTCCGTTGTTCCGTCAATTTTCTTACCTGCCGCCACAACCGACACGTCTCCTGCTCCACCTACGTAGATGCAGGCGAGCGGATAGGCTTGTGGATTATTTGTTGCATCATCTGCAAAGTTTACAGTATCGCTCTTCGCAATCACGAAAAAATCATCTGCTTGCGCGAAAGGAGGTTGTTTCTTGTGGGCCATGTTTTATTTGAATAATTTGTTGTATGTGAAATCGTAATCCATTGAGAAAACGAGATCTTGTATTTTAGAAAAATCAATTAGTTCTATGTCAATTTCGACATCTTGTGAGATCAATTCGGCGTCTTTTGCTTTGATGATTTCTGCCAGTTCTTCCGGCGTTTTGCCTTCTTCGGCGTAGGCTGCAATCTCCTGGCGCTGTTTATTAAGGGTTTCGATCTCAGTGTTAATAACTCTCAAATCCTTGAGTACCGCTCTTTTAGTGCCTTCTGTGACACCTTTTTCGTTTAGAATGCCTTTGTATTCGAGCGTTACTACATCCTTGTCCTCGATCTTCTGGGTGATCTTTACACCTCCGAGTTGGGCCTGTAATTCGTAAAGTTCTACTACTTTTACTTTGATTGTTGTCATAAATAAACTATTTTTGGATTGTTAAATACGGTCTTTATACTACAAAAATTGTGCCAGATTGGTCTAAATCGAGGATTAATAATGATTGTGGTAACGGGAATTAATACAATCGAGCGACAATAGGGAGGGTTCGATCGAACTTCCCCAATAAGGCACGTAGTTTGCATTGTGTGGAATTCCGAGTACCTGGCCCGTAATGGTAAGAACACTTCCGACAAATTTCGAAGCTCCAACAAAACTACCGCTTAACACGAAAGTATCGGTATCGGGATTAATAACTAAAATATTTGGCTCGCTTTGACCGTGGCACACTATTTTTCCATTAATAGCCAAAGCACCCGAACCCCATTCCGCTGAACCCGACCCTAGGGTGGTGGCAAGTTGAGGGGTGGCTTCTGTGTAAGGATTTACTTTTATGATAAAAGGGTAAGTGTAAGGAATCAAGTAAAGATCATCAGTTGCATTGATCGACTGAACGATTCCAGCAAAAAGGTTGTGGCCTGTAATAGTTGATCCTACTTTCTTCCATGTTCTTGCAATCGGGTCAATGACACAAATTCTATGTGTACCAGATGCTTGGTCATAAGGGCATAACCAAAGTCTACCATCTGCACCTAACGTAATTCCTACATAACCTGCAAGCGAAGTGCCGTCAGAGCTAGCTGCGAATGTCCCGTTGGATTGAGGATAAAGGGCCTCAGTAGTATCGGTTAAGTAATGAATTACTAAAACATAAGGAGAGGAATATCCTGGACACCAAATTTCATCCTTTGATGCTGGCCCCAAGCAAGCACTGGCAAAATTGAATACTGCCGAACTGAAACTACCAAACTCGGTAAATGTATTATTGGCCGGATTGATTTTTAAAATCGTTGTCGCCTTTAACGGAGGTACGTAGATGAAATTATTTGGTGCTAGGACCGTGCCGACTCTTGACGCTCCAGCAGGGTCTTCCGGAGTTCCGAATGTAGTAGAACTTGCTGTTGCGCGAGGTAGTATTTTTAAAATGGGAATAGAGGAATACGGTGCGCCAATCACATCACCCGTGGCTGTGTTACATCCCCCTTCTTGTCCTGTGCTCGCCAGACCTGTTAAAAGATTTCCAAATGTTTCTGTCTGAGTGCTGGATGCTTTTAATGCAAGCCTTGCTCTCTTTTAAGTAGTCCAGTCGGACGAAACTCTCCAATCG